GAGTTACAGATTACGCAGGAACCTGATTCATGGCGTTGAGCAAGGCGAAGATTCTGGAGGCGAAGGATGTGAAGTTGTCCGAGGCGGTCCCGGTCCCCGAGTGGGGCGGTGACGTCTACATCCGCACCATCAGCGGCACCGAACGCGACAAGTTCGAGGAAGCCTACAGCGAGCAGAAGATGAAGGCGTTCCGCGTTCGCTTCCTCGTGATGACGCTGGCCGACGAGTCCGGTGAGCGGCTGTTCGCCGACGCCGACATCGACGCCCTCGGCGGCAAGTCCAGCGTCGTGATCAACCGTCTCTTCGACAAGGCGTGGCAGCACAACGCCTTCACCGACGAGGCCGTGGATGCGCTGGGAAACGGTTCACCGACCGCCCCGAGCGAAAGTTCTACTTCGACCTAGCGCTGGCGCTGGGCCGGTCGGTCAAAGAGCTTCTCGAGACGGTCGATTCGCAAGAGTTGTCGGAGTGGTACGCATACCAGCAGCGGTGGCCGCTGGAGAACAGTTGGCAACAGACTGCCAGGATATGCCGGACGATCATGGCGGCGTCCGGCAACTACAAGCGGGTGCCTGAAGAAGAAGTATTCATCCCGGCGTCGAAGCGGCCGAAGCAGTCGCAGGATGCAATGTTCTCCGAACTGATGAAGTTGCAGAAGCCTCAAGGATGAGACGATGGCCCGCGGCTACCTCGGCAAAATCTCGGCAGTCGTCTCGGCCAACACGGGCAGTTATGTCCGCGGCCTGAACGAGTCGGCTGCGCGGACCAGAGACTTCGCCCGCGAGGTGCAATCGACCCTGCGGCGAGCGTCTTCCGAGGCGTCCAAGTCCATTCAGGCGATCTACACGCCGCTCCAGCAGTTTGAGCGGGCGCTGCAAAACGCCTCTTCCTTGAAGTTGTCGTTCAAGGGCTTTCCTGGGGCAATCAAGACTGTCGAGGAGTTGCAGGCAAGCCTTGCCAAGCTCAAAGACTCCGACATCGACATTGCCGTCCGCACGAGCGGCCTGCGTTCGCTTGACGAACTGAAGCGAACGATCAACCAGATTTCGTCGAAGGACATCGACTTCGTTCGCAACACGGGCGGTCTGGACGCCGTCAAGCGGCTGCGGGCCGAACTCGGCAGCGTCGACAACTTCGTCGTCAAGACGGAGGTCAAGGTTCGGGCAGAGCAACTCGACGCAGTCATCGAGAAGTTCGCCGTCATCGACGACAAACAGATCGACGCTGTCATCAATGTTGTCGGCGAGAGGCAACTGGAGGCCACGCTCCTCAAGGAGCGTCAACTCCGCAGCATTGCCGACGGTCTAAGCGCGCCGCTCTCTGACGCGGTGTCAAAGTTCGCGCAACTGTCTTCGGAGGTTCAGGCCGCGTTCGTGCCAGCCCTGTCTCGAGCGCAGACGGGCGTGCAGAACATGACGGACGAGGCCGAGGCTGGCGTCGAGATTTCCAGGCGAAAGTTCAAGGAACTGGAAGAGCAAGTAAACCTGACGACGTCGGCTATCAATCGACTTGCGCAGGCGAACCAGTTGGTTTCAAGGTTGGGTGAAGGCGGCGGGCTGCGCGACGCAGCGCCGCGCCAGTTCGATGCCCTGAACCGCGCCGGCTCGCTGTTCGAGCGTGGCAACAGGCTCTCCGGCATGGAGCGGGCCGGCTTCGGCATCGCCGGCCAGGAAGATGCCGTCAGGAGCTACGCCAGGCAGATCGAGCAGATGCGGGCCATGCGGGAGCGGCTGGCCGCCGAGCAGTCGGACACCTCGCAGATCGACGCCGCAATCACGAGGACTACGCAGCGTCTTGAGGAGGAAGAGGCGGCCCTTGAGCGCCTGATCGAGTCGGCCGAACGATACAAGAAGGTTCAGGCGACAGAGTTTGTCACGTTCCCAGGCAACGCGACCGGCGAGTTCGGCCCACCTCGCCCGCCGCCCACTTTGGAAAACTTTGGCCCCGCTGCGCCGCCTGGTTTCTCGCAAGTGGCGAGTACCGACATCGGCCGCGACATCCTTGACTCACAGAGGCAACTTGAGCGCCTCCGCGGGTCGCTCGTGTCCGTCAAGTCGCAGGTGGAGTCGCTTCCGGCGTCTGTTCAGTCTCGATTCATTCCTGCGATCAGGCAGGCCGAGCAGGATTTTCTCCGCTTGGCGCGAGCGCCGCAGGCCGCCCAGCGAGAGATTGACGCCGCCGCATCCAGGCTTCAGCGGTTGGAACAGGCTGCGAAGCGTGCTGCGACGGCTGCAAGCCTTCAGTCATTCGGCGAGTTCACAAGCGACGCATCCGTCAAGCAGGCGACCGGCGAGTTGCAGGCGTTGCAGAAGGTTCTCATTCAGGTCGGCGCAACGGCAAATGGCGCCGCAGCCAAGGCATATGAGCAACTTCGCGAACGCATCGCGCGGGCTGTGCGGGAAGGCAACGCAGGATTTCCGCAAGTCCGTCGTGAGATTCAGCGACTCGAGGCCGCCGCAGCGAAGGCGGCGGCGGCGACTGGCCGCATCTCCGAAGGAAACGCCCTCCGTCAGATTAGCCGCGGCGGCGACATTGCCCGCGCTGGCATGGATAAGTTCTCGCTGGCTGCCCAGCAGGCGGGCTTTGCGCTGGACGACTTCTTCAGCGTTACAGGCGGCCTCGACCAGCGGCTTCGCGCCGTCGCGAACAACGTCTCGCAGTTGGCGTTCATTCTCGGCGGAACGGCAGGGTTGTTCACGGCTCTCGGCGTCACGATTGGCGCACAGCTATTGATCCCGCTGGCACGGTTCGCGCTCAACGCGAAGGATGGAGAAGACGCCGCCAAGGGCATGAGTTCTGCCTTGGAGTCTCAACGCGACCGCGTCAAGCAACTGGCAGACGCCTACAAGGAACTCGCCAGGAGCATCGCCGAGTCTGGGATGTCAGAGGGCGGTCGCGAGCAATTCAATCGCCTCGGCGAGCAGCAGGAGCGTCGTCGCCAGCAACAGGCCATCGCCCTGGACGCCGTGGCTGGACAAAGCCCGCAACTCGCCGCCGCGAGGGGGGCGGTAGCGGCAGCCGACAGGGCTATGGGCGACGCGACGACCGTCGGCCAAGCGCAGGACGCCGCCAGGGCCAGCCGGCAGGCACGCGCTGAACTGGCCCGTCAGGAGCGCCTGGCGTCGGCCCGCGTTCGGTCCCTTGCCGACTCTGCGCCGATTGATCGCCTTCGTCAGCAGCGTGCTTCTACCAGGGACGAACTGGCCCGCGAGAGAGCGCGGCGTCAAAACTCTGTCCTGCCGTCGATCCTGACGTTGGGCTTGAGCACATTCCTCCCTGGCTTTAGCACGAGCCGCAACCGCGAGAATGCCCTGCGTGAGCGTCTGGCAACGCAGCAGGGTGCCATCTCCCTGTCGCAGCAGCGGCAGACGGAAGATTTTATTACGCGCGGCCAGCGCATTGCGGGCCGATTTGCGCCGTTTCAGGAGAACGTTCAAGGATTCACGGCTACTGGATCGCGAATTGACTCATTCCTGTCTCGGTTCAACGACACCGCACAGCAGATCGCTGACGGGACACTGTCTGGCCGCGGCGTCGACAAGGCCACGAAGCAACTTGAGGCACTGGCGGCCAACCTTGAGCGTGCGGCGATCGCCGTTCAGGGCTTCTCCCAGGTTCTTGACTCGCAGGCGGGGCAACTTGCCGCCACTGTCGCTTCTGAAAGCCGCAGCCGCGAAGAGCAGTTGCGTCGCGACGCCAATGCCGCCGAGGCCCAGTTCGGACAAAACGATCCGAGAGTGGCGCAGGCGAGGCGCGACGAGCAGCAGGCCACAGAGGCTCGTCGAAAGACTGAACGCGACCGACTCAAGGTTGACGAGCAGATTTCTGCGGAGCGCGAGAGGTTCGAGCGAGACTTGCTGGCAGGGAGGGGCCGACAGGCCGACAGGGATCGTGCCGACGAGATTCGCCGGCAGCGGGCCATCGTCGATGACGAAACGCGATCTGCTTCCGATAAGGAGCGAGCCAGGCTGCGGGTTCAGCGACTTGAACTTGAGCAGGCGCAGAGTTTTGAGTCGCAGCCTGGCGTTGCGAGGCTTCGCAGGCAGGCAGACGAACTAAACATTCAAGATCAGCGCGTCGCGCAGGAAATCGAGTCGCGGCAGCGGGGCCGCGAGCTTGCGCTATCGGATCGCGAGCGAACGCGGCGCGAAATTGACCAGGGCGCCGTCGATCTGCGCAACGCCCTGCCGGAGATTGGTGCTGGAGGCGTGCAGGAGGCGGCCAGAAACCTTGTCGACCAACTGGCACCGGCCCTGGCGTCGCTGCGCGACGAGGTTCTCAATGCCCGCCTGCAAGGCCCGTCTCGTGCAGCCCTCCAGGTATCCGACATCAACACAGCGGAAGGCGCCAGGGAACTCAACCGCCTCATGCGGGGCGATGACTCCGCGCGGGACGTCAACCTCGTGGAACTTCAGAAGCAAACCGGCGTGCTCGAGGACATCAAGACGGCAATCGAGCGCGAAACGAACGTAGTTGTTGACCTGTAACTAGGAGCACAGCGGTGGCAGACATCTCGTACAGCATCACCATGAAGGTTGACAAAGACAACCTGTCGAACGCCGTCTCGGCGAGCGGCATCACGGCCACGATGGCCCAGGTTGGCCTCCAGTCGATGACGCTAGCACTCACCACTTCCGCAACGGCCATCTCGACCGCCTCGCTGTCCAGCGTCGGCATGGCGTTTCTTCGGAATCTGTCCACATCAACAACCTCGACGGCCCAGGTCGGCATCACGGCCGGAGGCTCATTCGTCCCGCTCTGCACGCTGCGGGCCGGCGAGCCGCAGATTTTCCGAATGACTACAGGCCAAGCGTATGCGGCCATCGGAACGAGCGGCACCCGCCTTCGCGTTGACATTACGGAGGGCTGAAGATGCCCAAGTTAGTCAAGGAAATCACCGAGGGCGGATCGAACGAGCGGTCGGCAGACGGCGGCCAGTTAGCCGACGTCTCCGTCCGCACTTGGCGCATCATCCTCAACTCGCCGAACGAGGCATACAACATCCAGGAGGAGATCGACGTCTTTATCGGCGATCTCCATCCTGTGAACACCAATGTCCCGTGCGTCGCCATCAGCGAGAAGGCGGAAGGCAACTCCCGCGTCGTCCGCGTCGTCACGGCGACGTATCAGACATCCCCAGGCACAGACCCGGAGAACCCAGGCAGAGACCCGCAGTCCGATCCGCCGGAAGCAAGGCCATTCCAGTGGTCTGTCAGTTGTCAGTTGATGGAAGTCCCGGCGACGGACGCGATCAACCTCGGCGACTTCCAGGGGCAGACGCTGCTTGGCATGGGGCTGCCCAAGCAGCCGTCGGACGATCAAGTCGAAGGGCTGACGAAACTCATCCCCATTGTCAACATCCGCGGCGAGCGAAGGCTCGACGGCATCCCAATCAATGACCTGAACAACGTCGGTAAAATGAACGAGGCAGACTTCGCGTTTTTCGGATGGAACATCCCGCGGCACAAGTGCCTGTTCCGGTCGCTTGAAGTGCAGCCTGTCGTCGAGCCGGGACGTCGGGACAACCCGCAGCCGTGGCGCGGCTACAGTTGCGTCTACGAGTTCTGCGTCAAGACCAGCAGCACCGACTGGAACATCACCTATCCGTTGTCCAGCTTTAACATCAAGAACGACGGCCTCGGCGCCGCCGACGTAGACGAAGGCGCTCTTAGCCTAGAACTGACAGATGGAGGAAAGATCAAGGATTGGCAGAACGGCCACACCTATGCCGTCGGCACGCAGGGACGCAAGATGCGGGCGAATATCCTCATCAATCACAGCGACGGCGGCGCGTCGCAGCGTCCGTCTGCGCAGCCTGTGGCCCTGAACGAGAACGGAACGCCGCGGAAGCTGGACGGTGACCGCAAGGTGCTCACCAAGACGGTCGTGGTTCAAGAGTCCATCCCGTTCCAGAACAACTTCGCCGCCTTCGGATTGTAGTCATGGCAGAAGGCTATCTCATCGGCCCTGGCCTACGCGACGCGATCAAGGAGACGATCACTCGCGTCGGGGAGATGCCGTACCGAGTGACTAGGAACGAGCCTCCGTCAAGGTTCGAGGACATTCCGTCCCCCGGCCAAAAGCTCAAGCGCGGCACCTACACCGGCTCGTGGGCCATCGGCACAACGGCCGTCGTGACGTTGGCCGGCTCGACGCAGACCTACGCGGTCACGAACTACTGCATCGACGCCGACGGGGACGCGGCATCGTCGGCCTCGTTCAACGTCGTCTTCGGCTCCGTCATGGGGACGCAGACGGCTGTCGAGATTCAGGTGCCGACGCAGACTTGCACGATGGTGGTGGGCGGTTTCGATCTGACCGAACTGCCGAACTACGATGCGGGCCAGATTCAACTCCTCGGCCACGGCGCTTCGGACACGAACTACACGGCCTGCCAGGGCTTGCAGTGGTACAGCGTCATCTCCTGCTCGACCTCGACGGTGTCGATCACATGACGCTCATCACCTTCACAGACGGCAAGCCTGTCCTGCGTGACGGGAAGGTGGGAACGGAGCAGGCGTGCTGTTGTGGATGCTTCGGGTGCGTGATAGACGGCCAAGTGAAGTGCCAATACACGACGAAAGAGTCGTGCGAGGAATGCACTCGCACATACCAATGCCACGAGCGCGTGAACACTGAATGCGACGGCGACTGCCCGGAGGGGTATGAGCCGTACACCGACTCTCGCACGGCCATCCGAATCACGTTCGCAAATAACTGCTGGCCTCAATCCTATTTCGACTACTCCACAAACACGTCGTTCGTTTACTTCGCCGTCGTAGATGAAGTCGTAATCGGATGCGGCCAAATCTTGTCCGCCACGATTGCATCGCAGTCCGGCAAACTCGCCAAACTCGGGCACGTTGCACCAACGGTCACTGCCGCCCCGCTGGATTCGTCGTATTGCGTCCAGGGAGGTTCGGGCGCCGTCCTGGGCGTGACGCTTGAAGAAGTGGACGACCCTCTCGGCTGCGGGCTTCGAGTTTGGCGCGTCGCATCTGTCCAGGTCATCAGCGGAGGCAGCGGCTATGTGGCCGACCAATACAGTGGGTGCCCGACTATCGCCTTCACCGCGGGCCTCAGCCGCGAGCCGCCAACACTGACGGCGAGTGCTACTGGGGGTTCCGGGGGCAGCCTGACAGTCTCAATCGCAGAAAACGCTGTCAGCCCAAAAACATGGCGAGTCTCGGGCATTGCGGTAGCGGCAGGAGGGAGCGGATACGCTGACGGAGCATCCGTCACGGTCACCGCCGCCGCCGGCGACACCACGCAGGCGGGCGCGACGGCCAGCGTGCGCACATCACGAGTCGCCCCGACGGTTGCCGTTAACCAACTGGGCGCACCGTTCTGCAACGGCACGGGAGCCGTCGTTACGGTCACGATGGCAGAAACAGCCAACTGGCAAGGCTCTGGCCGATCTGTGTGGCGAGCCACTGCATTCCAGGTCGTGAATGGCGGATCTGGCTACGTCGAGTGGGATTTGTTTTTCGTCACCGTAACCGACGGAACTATGTCGGCGGAGGCGGACTGCTACGTCTTGTCCGTTGACGAGAACGGCGCCGTTCTGGAAGTTGAGTTGTCTTCCATGGGCGTGTATTACAAGAACACGGGCGTCATTGAGTCTGTCGTTGTCAGTAACGCAGGTCAGTATTACGGTGCAGACCCAGAACCAAACCCCATCACATTGCAGGAGGCATCAGCCCAGGTCGCGGAGGTTGACGAAAACGGCGCAATACTCAGCGTTGCCGTAACCGACGGAGGCGCGTACTACCGCGAAGTCCCGACAGTCGACCCATATGTCGCGACGCCCACTGTCACCATCACTGGGGGATACGGTTCCGGGGCCGTCATCGTACCCACAATCGACACGGACACCTCGAGCCCGACATTCGGACAAATCACATCTCTGGATGTCACCGACGGAGGATCGGGTTACCTCGCGTTGTGCGAGCGCACTCGATCAGTATCGTCCTGCGAAGACTGCCCGCCGCGCGACTTGCCTGAATACAGTCAGTGTGACCAGGCGTCCGCCGAAGGCCCGTGCGGCACATGGCAGCGAGTGGACTGCGACGAAGTCGACCCGGAATCCCCGTGCTGCGAGTCATGTCTGCCGGAGTGTTCTTTTGTTCCGCCGTCATGGAGCGGCCAAACGGCGGGTGGATACTACAGGCAGTCCACTCTGAACGTCGTACCAAACTCAATGTGGGGAGCGGCGCCTTACAGGCAGGACTGGACAGCCCCACCTGGATGCACGCTGTGGTGGGAGGAAATCAGAGTGAATCAGACAGAGGAAACGGCAAACCTCTGCTACACAAACCCCATTAACGGCAACAAATCCTACGCCTTTCGTACTTGGGTTCTCCACAGAGTGCTGCTGTTGGACTGTAGGACGCAGGAGGTGCGAGACATAACATCTGAAGCGCTTTCCGCTCCGTATGGCGGCGTGTTGTGCCTGTGGAACCTCCAGTGGCTTGGGAACACACCCCCGCCGTGCGACGAGGAGGACTGTATTGGCGACAACCCTGGGTTCCCAGGGGAAACATGGAGCATCGCGTGCCCATGAAAAACTTTGTGATCGCAGTGGAGCGAGGCGACAGGCCGCTAACATCTCAAGAACTATACGCCGCACTGTCAGATGGACGCGCGAGGATTATTTCTAGCAGCGACGACAGCAAAGACGGCGAGCCATCGGCGGCGGCTGTTGCCGCTCCATCCATGCTCTCTAAGGCCGCGAACTTCGCCACCTCGGCCGCGAAGCACATCGCCGCCGGGATGCCCCAGTGCAGCGACGAGGAGCGGGAGCGGCGATTCGCCATCTGCCAGGGCTGCGAGTTCTACGACGGATCGGCGTGCTCGAAGTGCGGTTGCCCGGTCGTGCGGGAGTCGCGGTTCGTGAGCAAATTGTCATGGGCCAACGAAAAGTGCCCGGTTGGCAAGTGGGGCAAGGAAGCCCAAAAAGCCGTGGACAACCCCTAGCCTACTTGTCACGATATTACCTATGGCCGGCGACCACCACTTCACCATCCACGGCGTCAAATGGCTCCTCCGCTTCACGCGGCTGCGTGGGCGGGCAGCCGGGTGGGCGTACTTGCCTGATGCCAAGAACCCGAAGATGCCGCGGAAGATTCTGATCGACGAGCGGCTCACGGGCCGCGCCCGCCTGGAGACGATCCTGCATGAGTGCATCCATGTCTCGTTCCCCACGGCCAGCGAAGAGCACGTTACCGAGGCCGCCAGAGACATCTCCCGCGTCCTCTGGAGCCTCCGCGACGAGTCTCCTTGACGCCGTCGTCGCGACGCTCCCCGACACCTACCACGGCATCGGCTACTGGATCGACAACGTCGCCCCCGACGCCAGGGCGGAATTGGACGAGATCAAGCGGCAGTTTCGGGCCGGCGCCATCAAGACCCCGCGCCGCACGCTCGCCAAGGCGATCGCCAAGCAACTCAACGAGCGCGGCATCTGCCGGATCGGATTCCCAGGAGTCGAAGCATGGCTGCAAAGGGGCTGAAGGCGGCGATCATCTCGGCGCTGCCTGCGGAGACGCCGGCCGCGGACTCCGAACAGGTCACGCAGCGGCAGGACGGCGACACGCTGGAGGCGAAGAGCACCTCGCGGCGGATCAAGACCGTCGAAGATTTGTTGCGGCATATCGAAGCCGACATGACCCGCTACGAGGTGGCGGCCAGCGAGGCCACGAAGTGGGAGTGTGGCGATGGCGAAGGCGGCAGCATTGAACTCCACCGGGTCTTCGTTCGCCTCAAGCCCAAGGCCGGGCCTGGAGTGCTTGAGTGCGTCGAGGGGTTGATCAAGGCGGCCGGGAAGAAGCTGCGCCAGCACAAGCCAGCGGCCCGCAGCAGAAAAACGCGGAAGGACGGCCTCTGGCAAGTTCTCATCGTCTCTGACACGCATTTTGGGGCGTATGCGTGGAGCAAGACGACCGGCGGCGCCGACTATGACCTGGGCATCGCGGAATCGCGAGTGACGGCGGCAACGAATCGGCTGTTTGACGCTGGGGACGAGTACCAGCCGGCCCTCCGCACGATCGCCTTCCTTGGCGACCTGTTCCACTTCGACACGCCCGCAGGCACGACCACCAGCGGGACACCGCTCGAGCGGGACGGACGCATCCAGAAGGTCATCAACGTCGCCTCCGACGTTCTCCTTGGCATCGTCGAGCGGTCAGCGGCGACCGTCCCGACGGACGTCTTCACCGTCAACGGAAACCACGACGAAGTCCTGACATGGGCGTTTCAGCGAATACTCCTAGAGCGCTACCGCGGAGTTTCGTCCGTCAACGTGAGAACGCAGTTCACCGGCCGCCAGTACGCCCCATACGGGCGGAACTTACTGGGCTTCTGCCACGGCCACAAAGCCAAGCGGAAGCTGCCCCAGATCATGGCGCTCGAGCAGTCTGCGGCCTGGAGCGAGAGCGTCTATCGGGAGTGGCACACGGGCCACCTCCACCACCAGGCCGCCGAGAACAACAAGCCGCTGGACACGCTTGATGGAGTCATCGTCAGAACGGCCCCAACGGTCGTCCCGCCAGACGATTGGCACTCGGCCGGCGGCTTCATTGGCGCGAGACAGTGCATGGAGACGTTCCTCTACCGCCCCGAGGGCGGGCTGGTGTCGATGCACGTTGCGGGGGCGGAATAATGGCTACTCTCCCCTACAACACACCGATCGACTGGCTCCGCATCGCCGCCCAGGAGGCCGCTGCGGGGAGCCACGATATGCACACCCAGAACGGCGCGATCCTGGTGCCGCGGGGCGCGGCCTACGTCTGCGTCGGCGTCAACAAGGTGCCGGCGGGCGTGTGGGCGGCGCCGGATCGGCTCGCGCGGCCGGCGAAGTACGAATACATCGAACACGCGGAGCGGATGGCGATCTATCAGGCCGCGCGGGTCGGCACGCCGACGCTGGGGGCGACGCTTTACTGCCCCTGGTTCGCCTGCATGGACTGTGCCAGGGCGATCATCGTGGCCGGGATCACCGAGGTCGTCGGCCATGTCAAACCGCGGGCCGCGACGCCGGAGCGGTGGACGTCGAGCATCGTCAAGGCCGAGGCCATGCTCCGCGAGGCGAACGTGTCGATGCGGTGGCTCGCGGAGCCGCTGGGGGTGACGATCAAGTTCGACGGCCAGGAGATGACGCTGTGATCATTGGACTCTGCGGGGCCGCCGGGGCGGGGAAGAACACGGTCGCGGCGTGGCTGGCATTCCGCGGCTACAGGTGGATCGCGTTCGCCGATCCGATCTATGACGCCGTGTCGGCGATCACTGGGCTGACTGTTGAGCAGTTGCAGGACAGGAGCCGCAAAGAGAACGCACTCGGGTGGATCAGTTGCTCGCCCCGGAGACTCCTTCAGACCCTCGGCACCGACTGGGGCCGAAACATGATCCATCCCGAAATCTGGGTCATGGCGACCATGCAGAAGATCGAGTCCTCGCCGGGGGTCAATTTCTGCATCACCGACGTCCGCTTCCCCAACGAGGCGGCGGCCATCAAGGCCCGCGGCGGCGTCGTGTGGCGGGTGGTGCGTCCCGGCTTTGGCGTCCTGGATGGCGCGACGGCGAGCCACGAGAGCGAGCGCGGCATTCCCGACGAATACGTCGACGACGAGATCGTCAACGGGGGCGGCATTCTGGCGCTCCAGGCCGCCGTCGATGCCGCAATGAGCCGGCTACTGGCCGCTACAATGGTGGTATAGCCCCGTGTAGCACGCCCCGTGAGGCCCATAGAGGCCCGCAACGCACAAGGAGGTGCCTGCGATGGAACCGAAGATTCGGCGGAAGTTCAAGGCTCTCCCCGTCACGCTGTCCACGGCGACCGCTGCGGCCACCACGATTCGCTGGGACGACATTGCCGGCGGCGCGGTGCTTCTCGGCACCGGCGCGACCGCAGCCACCTCGATTCAACTCTGGTGCAGCGGCACGACAGACGGCACGTTCGGCCGGCTCTATGACGCCAGCGGCAGTGCGGCCGACATCACCTTGGCCCAATCGGCCACCGAGGCCCGCGTTTACGCCCTCCCCGACGCCGCCTACGGCGTCGGAGCGCTGAAACTCGTCGCCGGCCAAGCCGCCGGCACGGCGGTGTCGTGCGTCGTCCTCCTCAAGACCTGACGAGGGGGCTACCGTGACGACGGAGGAGATCAAGCAGAGCGTCCTGGACACGTTTCTCCGCATCGCCGACAGGTTCGGCGTGCCGTGCGTGATTCTGGCGGTCGTGATGTTCTTTGGCCGCGAGGCTGCGATCGCCCTGCACGGCACGGTCGTCGAGCCGATGGTGAAGTCCCATGTCGAGTTCCTGGACACGACATCGGAGACGCTCAAAGAAATCGGACAGGTGCAGCGCCAGCAGGCCGTGACCCTGCAAGAGTTGGCACACGGGCAGCGCGAACTGCATCAAGTCGTGCGGTCGGTGGTCGAAGAACAGACGAGGAACTGACCGCATGGGCATGAACCCCCGCACCCTGCGTCCTGGCAGCACCTTCACGCCGCGCTCCATCTCTGGCCTCGCCCTCTGGCTGGACGCGGCTGACGGCTCGTCTTTGTTTCAGAGTGACGCGGCCGGAGCCAGTCCAGTTGCCGCCCCCACCGACATAGCCGGATGTATCGGCTGGTGGGACGCCAGCGATGCCGGAACCATCACGGCAGACCCTACTACCAAGCGAGTGAGTCAATGGGCAGGCAAGGTTGGCGGGAAGCATTTCACTCAACCAACCACCGCAAGCCAGCCATTGCTGGAGGAAGCCACGCTAGGCGGCCGAAACGTCATTCGGCTCAACGCCGCCGCGCAAATGACGGTAGCCAATGATAAAACGACATGGAACTCGCTGCACCAATCTGGCGGCAGTGGCGGATGGGTCTTTGTCGTACTTCAACCATTCAATACCACCTCCACAGAGCAGTGGGGAAGGTTCCTTGCGACAGACGGATGGCAGTCCATCAACGCAGGTTTTAATGTGTTTTTGGACGACAGGGCATCGCTGGGCCAAAGTGGTTCGGTGCGATGCGGCATCTCTCGCGCTGTTGGCGGAAGTAGTGCCGCAGACTCCATCAACAACACGACGGTGCCAATAGACACGGCCGCCTATATAACGTCGCTGCGATTCGACCCTAACAACGCGACAGCGCAGGAGCGGCTGCGCCTGTTTGTGAACGGCGTCGGTGGCAACAACATTGTCATAAACAGCGGGGCAGCGAGTTCTGCAAACGCTTCGGCCGATCTTTCCCTTGGGCTTGCCGGTCAGTCTACGACCGGGTTCGTTGCGGAAATCATCATCTACGGAGCAATGCTTAGTTACACCGACCGCGCCCGCGTCGAAGCCTACCTCGCCGCGAAGTGGGGGATCAGCGGAGTCCACGCACAGGCAACGGCGACCAACGATCCGGTGGGGTGTTGGAGAGACAAGTCTGGGAACAACAGGCACGCCACGCAGGCGACGGGGGCGAACAGGGCTACTCTTTCAACGGCGTCCTTGAACGCAAAACCGACAATCAGCAACAACGGCACAGGAGCAGTTTCACTTGCAACACCATCTTGGGCCTATACATCCGCAAATACGGCGATTGCTGTCTTTAGAGGGAACGCGATAAATCAAGGCGTATACCAGCGGGGAAACCTAAACGACCAGCCTCGCATGGCAATTCAACAGGTGCCGCTTGCTGTCTGCGCAACGCGCGGAGGAACTATTTCAACGCAGACAACATCGAATATGGCTTACACGGCCAGCCAGTGGGCAATAGCAGGCACGCTGTTCAATACATCTCTTGGGCAGGCGTACAGGGATGGCGTGTATGGGACAGCCACCACTGACTCCCAGACGTTCTCTGGAGATTATCCGATAAGGCTTCTCTCATTGCCGACAAATATCTACGGCCTGAACGGAGGGATTGCAGAGTTTATTTACTATGACCGACAACTAAGCGCGGCAGAAGTTTTGCGTGTGTCGCGCTACCTCGCCGCCAAGTGGGGCATCACCCTCGCCCCGCAAGTCAGCAACGCCGATGCCCAAGACTGGATCAACCGCGTGTACGCCAACGGCGGCACCGTCTCGTCCACTACGGCGACGGCGGTGAATACGTTCTGCAACGCCATCGACGAGGCGAACATCCGCGACCGCTTCTACCGGCTCAATCTCTTCTGCGGCACCGCTGACGCTTCGCTGATTGCCGTCAGGACGCCGCTTTATCGCGGGCAGTCGCTGGGCGGCACGCAGTTCGGGAACACGCTGGATACCAACGTCAACTTCGCCATCACCGACTATGCAGAGACGGGGGCGAGCGGGGGGCTGCTTGGCAACGCCGCGTCGAAATACCTAGACACCGGGTTCAACGCGAGCGCCGCTGGGCTGACAACAAGCAGCGTGCATATGTCTGCGGTGTGGACTAGTTACGCCCACCCAGCGAATGGCAATTGGTTTCCGCTGTCGATTATCAACGCGGCGGTAAATGAGCGTTTCTGGCTAAATCCAAACGCGAATAGCACTCCAACGACAGAAGTAACAAGCACTATTGGGCAAGCAAACCCAAGTCTCCAGTACCAGATCGCGGCCACAAACGGCGCAACGATTCCCGGCGGTTTGTGGACTGCGTCGCGCACCAGCACAAGTGCATTTGCGGTTTACGAGGGCGCGACCTCGCGGGCGTCAAGTTCGACACTAATCAGCACGGCATCTCTGCCATCTACAGCCATGACCGTCTTCGTTCGATGGAACGGCACAGCCTTCTTTGGCTACTCCGGGCAGCGGCTACGCGCATACAGCGTTGGTCTTGGGATGGATGCCGGGCAGGTGCAGTCTTTTAACTCTGCAATGACGACCTTCCAGGCCGCACTGGGGCGAGTATGACCCTCTCCGACATCGAACTCCCGCCGTCCGAACAGTTCTGCCGAGAACACGCATTGGTGTTCTCGCCGCAACTGGCCCAGCGGCTCGCGGAACTGCACGCCGAGTACGGCAGGCCAGACTGCATCGCCATGCCGCGACAACTCACAGACGGCAGGCTCATGCTCCCAGCCACGCTGCTCTATGCGATCCAGCCGGGCGGATGGCTGCATGCGATGTGGGAAGCGGCCGACAAGGCGATGTTGCTGCCTGCGGTGGAGGTGATCCCTTGGAGCGAGGCGGTGGCGTTGCTGCCGGTGGAGGCTAACTGACTTTCGGCAGGACGTCGGGTGCGTTCGTGTCGGGCCGCACGATCCTCGGGTCCAGGTACTTCCTCGTGACGGCCGGACTGGAGTGGCCCATCAGCGTCTGCGGGTCGCCGCCGGCTGCGGCGTAATACGAAGCCGACGTCTTCCTGACCCGGTGGAACTTGCTCATCCGGTCGTTTGGCAAACCCGCCCGCTCGCAGATGCGGCCGAGGCGGTGCCAGATCAGGGTGTAGCTGCGATCCCAGTCGTAGACAAGTTTTCGCTTCGTCCTCGTCGCCATGATGGCTTCGTAGCACTCTGGTGGGATCGGTCGGTAGATGTCGGCTCGCTGTCCCTTTCGGCCCTCGGCGCGAAAGACCACCGCCTGCGGCTCGACGTCCTGCCACTCGAGCGCCAGCAGGCCGCCGATCCGCTCACCCGTCCAGTACGCGGCCTGGAGGATCGAGCGGAACCAGAGGGCCGCCGGCACGCCGCAGATTTCGCCCTGCTCGCCGTCGCAGGCGACGAGGAGTTTCCTGAACTCGTCGATCAGCCACGCTCGAGGCACCCGCTCCGGCACGCGGATCGTGCGCATCTGCGGCCAGGGGCAGAGGCCACGGCGGGCGGCGAACTCTGCCAGCGCGTGCAACTGCGCCCTGTCTTTCGCTGCCGTCCCGACCGACCGCGTCTTCAGACGCCAGGCCAGGAACTTGGCGAGTTCCAGTTCATCCAGGTGTTGCTCTACTGTCGGCTCGACGCCGCCCAGGAATTGACGATACTTCTTGATCGTCATCTCGTAGATGCAAACCGTGCGATCGCTGATTCCCTTCAGCGGGGCGTAGAGATCGCTAAGAAGCTGGTGCAGCGTCAAGGTGGTGTCTCCCTCGTAGGAAGTACCACATCCTTGCGATTAGGCAAACGAGCGCATCATGCGTTTCGTGAGAATCAACAATTTTTCCGCCCGGCAAGAGGGAAACTCGGCACCCATGGTCGCAGTCCACATGGCACGAGCGATGTTTTTTGCCTCGACGGCAGACTTTGCCGCCACCGTGAACTCGTCGGCGTCAAACACATCGCCGTCCTCCCACTCGACCAGAACCGTAAATGTCCGCTGCCCCACACCGGCCTCCTTTCCGCGGGTTTGTGCATCCTGCTGGCTGCCCCCATTCGAATCCCCTATCCTCCATTCGTCAAGTCCATCGGGAGCGGAAAAATGGCAAAGGCGGGAAAGGTTACCTATCTTGCCCAAGCCGTCGGCTCTGCCGAAGCCGCCGGCATCATGGGCATCCACTGGACACAGCCCGCCAGGATGGTCGAGAAGGGGCAGTTGACGTCCCACCTCGTCACCGGATCGCTCTACAGCGACGATCCCAGCCGCACCTACGCGATCTATGACGGCGGCGAGTGCGAGGCGAACTACCAGGACTATGACGAGCGGTTTCGGGCATCCGGCGGCAAAACGGAGCGTCGGCCACGCTCGTGGCTCCACACCCGCCCCGACGCCCTGCGGCACCTGAAGTCGGTGAAGGAGCCGATCGCCTTCGCCGACGCCATCGGCATGGCCGAGGCGGCGAAAATCCTCTGTGTCCACCAAACCCTGATCCCGCGGCTCATCGCCAGCGGGAAGGTCGTCGGCCGCAAGCCGTGGAACCCGAGGGGGAAGACAGGGTCGAAAGTCTTCATCATCTCGCGGCGTTCGTGCCAGGAGAACGTCAAGGAGATGCGGGCGCTCGAAGCCGCCGGCAAGAAGCCGGGACGGACCAGAAAGAAAGTGTCTTGACCTGTAGGCTGCTTGTCCGATACATTCCTCCACGCTCATGGAGGAATGCCAGTGCTTTGGCAGCATCAGGAAGACGCGATTCGCTGGGCGCTCGACCGCCAAGCGGCGATTTGGCATCACGGGATGGGGTCGGGCAAAACGCGGACGGCGCTTGAGTACCTGCGCCGGATCGGCGCGAACCGAACGCTCGTCTGCTGTCCGAAGGCCGTGATCCCGGCCTGGAGCAAGCAAATTGGGATGTGGTTTCCCGAATTGCGCGTTGTCGCGCTCGAGCAGAACGGCTCGGCAGCGAAGGACAAGGCAGTCGTGGCTGCCCTGGCCGACACCTCGCCGGTCCTCGTCATCACCAACTACGAGAGCGCGTGGCGGCTGAAGAGCGTCGAAAAGGCGAAGTGGGACTGTTTCGTCTGGGACGAGATTCACCGTCTCAAGAGCGCCACGGGCGTGGCGAGCCGCTGGGCGGCGAAGATGGTGAAGAACAACCCGACGGCCCGCCGCCTCGGCCTCACCGGCACGCTCATCCCGCACTCGATCCTCGACGCCTGGGCGATCTACCGGGCCATCGAATCGCCGACCTGCGAGACGTTCGGGACAAGTTACACGCTCCACAAGGCCAACTACGCCATCTTCGCCAACGGGCCACAGAAGTTCGTGGTCGGCTTCAAGAACCTGGCCGTCGCCAACAAGAAGATCGCGGCCACGACGCACTACGTTCGCACCACCGACGTCATAGACCTCCCGCCGATCTCGTTCCACGACGTTGCCTGCGACCTGTCGCCGAAAGAGTCAAGCCTCTACCGCGAGGTGGAGAACGAGTTCTGTGCGATCTGCGACTCCGGCTCGGTCACGCCGAAGAATGCCCTTGAGCAACTTCTCCGGCTCCAACAAATCTGCGGCGGCTATGTCAGGTTCGATGACGAAAAAACTGCGTCGCGAATCGACGAGCATCCGGCCAAGGCGAAGATGCTGTGTGATATGCTGGAGGACTTGCCCGCGTCGGAGCCAGTAGTGATTTTTTGCCGGTTCAAAAGCGACATCGAGGCGGCGAAGAGCGTCGCCGAGGCTCTGGGGCGGAAGGTCAGCGAACTGTCTGGCGACCGCAACGAACTGGCCGATTGGCAGCAAGCACAGACATCTGTTCTCGTCGCGCAGATTCAGTCGGGCGGCATTGGCATCGACCTGACGCGGGCGGCCTACTGCTGGTTCTACAGCCTCGGCTACTCGCTCGCGGAATACGAGCAGGCCGTCGCGCGGTTGCACCGCCCAGGCCAGACAGCGAAGACCGTCATCTACCACCTTGTCGCAACGATCAGCGGCCGATCCACCGTGGACGGCCGGGTCTATGCGGCACTTCGTGAACGCAAGGAAGTCGTGAATGAACTCATCACAGGCTACAAGCACAGACAGCACGCTCTCAACCGTGCTCGCTGAAATCGCCGCCATCGATAAGCAGATGGTCGAGGCCAATGACCGCATCGACCAACTTAAGGCTCGCCGCCAGCACCTCGAGTCGCTGGCCGTCGAGGAGATGACGACACAACGCCTGGACGGAGTCAGGGTTGCAGGGAGGTCGTGGAGGGTCGAGTTCGACCACTTCATGTCGGTTACGGAAGACCGCAAGGAGGCCGTCATCGAAGCGGCGAAGGCTGCCGGCTGCTGGAAGCAGTTGGAAAGCGTCAACACCGCTCGGCTGAAGAGCCTCCTGCGTGAGATGGCGAAGGAGGCGGGCAAGGACGCCCGCTCCTCCCACTCCGAAGGCACCCCGTTCGCTGGTCTTGTCGGGGAGCACGTTGCCCCCCGGCTGCGTCATGTCACGGTTGGCTGACGCTGGTTTGATTGTCTACATGCAAGGAGAAAAGCATGACGACTGCGATTTCGACGAAGACGATCGACTATCCCGCCCTGCGGGCTGACAGTCGGCAGATGCGGATCATCGAGGCGAACCTCGATGGCGAGCCGATGAACGAGCAAGACCTCGTCCGGGTGAAGACCCCGGCGGGCGGTGGGACAAAGTGGACGGTGCCGGTGAACGGGAATGACGAGTCGTTCGACGAACTCGTCGGCCTGTGCGTCGGCATCGCCAAGCGCGGTGTGCTCTGGCCCCAGGACGACCCGACGGATCAGCGGCCTGTGATCGTGACGAACGATCTCCTCGTCGGCTACCGCGTGTCGGATGACCTGGGGACCATCGACCCCAAGGCTCTTGAACGGCACCGTATTGGTGACCGTCGTTTCGACTGGGCCGCGCTCGCGAACTCCCCGGAGTTCGGCTACGGCTCGGCCCGTGGCGGTGCGGGCAAGCGGTGCAAGGAGAGCCGGATCATCGCCATCCTCCGCGAGGGCGACGTTTGGCCGATCCTGGTGACGGTCGGGCCGGGGAGCCTGCGCGGCCTCCTGCCGTTTCTGAAGCGTCTGCCCTCGTTTCACTTCGAGTGCGTCATCGGGCTGAAGCTCGAGAAGGCGAAAAGCAGCGGCGGCCAGCCGTACAGCGTGATCGTCCCTCGCGTCGTCGGCCTCGTCAGCGAGGAGCAGGGCGAGGTGGCGCGACGCATCTACGTCGAGCCGCTGAAGCGGATGTTCTCCGCTCCCCCGGCCGGCGCGATCGTCGAGGTCGGCGGCGACCACGACGAGGAGTGATCACGGCGGCCTGGCCGGAGGCCCAAACCACGACTCATCACCGTGGACCGGCAGGCCCAGCCCGTCAGTGGCGTTGTAACGACGGGAAGTCTGTCTGACCCTCTGGCGTTTTCCCTTTCCCGCCACGGCAGCGGGCGACCAACGCCCCTCCCGGCCCCTGCGACTGCGGGGCCGGGAGGGGGTCTTTATCCAAACGGAGTTGGATCGTGAAGTTCACCAACAACGAAAAGTCCTACAGTCGAAACAGGAGGCTCTTTAGGGTCGTCTCCTGGTACTGGGAACTCTTGGAGTCACGCGGTTTCGGCCAGGACCGAGACGGCAAATACGCCGGCCTGGCGCCGCTCCCGCGATGCTCGACGCCCATCGTCGAAGTCAACGACCACAAGGGGCGTCTCACCGTTTACTGGAATGGCGAGCCTAGCGCCGACGAGAAGCGGTTGATGGAGTTGGCCTGGGTCCATGTCGGCGAAGAGGAAGCATCGGACGTTTCCCATGTCATCGAGGAGGTGTGCAGTGGCATTTGAGTTCGACCCAGACGCCATGTTCAAGGCGTGCGCCCACTACCTGTCGAAAGGTCTAGTCCTCGTCCGCGTCCACGGCATCTACCCAGACGGCAGATGCACATGCGGCAACCCAGAACACGCCATCGGCAGGGCCGGAGAGCGTAGCGTCGGCAAGCACCCAGTCGGCACAGACTGGGGCAACCGATGCGCAACGACAGAGGATCAGATTCTGGAATGGCTCGAGGACGGGATTCCGTTCAACGTCGGATGCTTGATGGGGCCGCGTGGCGGCGTGATCGACAGCGAAGACGACTCCATCGAGGCGAGGAACTACCGCAAGTCGATCGGCATGGACGGCCTGGAAACGCCGACATGGACGAGCGGAAAGTCCACGCACCAGTTGACGCGATGGGATGACCGGCTCGCCGACTGCAAGGGGACTGACGAGCCTGGCGGCCTTGAGGTTCGCATCGGGGCAGGCGCTGCCGCGATACAAAGCGTCCTTCCTCCGTCGTGGCACCGCTCCGGTGTGCAGTACGAGTGGAAGCCCGGTTTCACACTTGAAGACGTCGACATCGCGCCGACGCCAAAGGAACTCCTCGTCGCCCTGTGCAACAACGTGGGCCGTGGAGCCGGCAGGAAGCAGGAGGGGCCGGTAAGCGCCATCCTGTTTGGAGAGATACCAGACGGAAAGCGGCACCGGGCGATCCTCCGCTGGACATGGTGCAAGATCGTCAACCAGCGCAACCCGCTGGATCGGATGCAGCAGGAGATATTGACCCGCGAGGTCATGCTGCTCGCGGAGCACAACTGTCGACCGGCGGCCGACCCGGACCACGTTCGCAACATCATCTCTGACTGCTACGAGCACTACCGCAGGAAGTCGGAAGCCGGATGGAAGCCAACGGACGATGATTGCACCGAGAAGGCTACCGAGGCTGAGATCACGACGATCGAGCGGGCGGCCGACGAGGAGGCGAAGCCGAAGGGGCCGCGTGCCGGCAGTGCCTTCGAGCTTTACGGACTCAAGCCTGTGTCGTCGAAGAACGACGCATACGAGCCGGGCGACTGGAGCATCGAGATGATCCACTCCGACCCGCCGGAGATCGTCCTGGTTGTCCCCGCGTGGAAATACACCGCCTGCAAGGGCAGAATCCACATGACGCTGGACACGTTCAGGTCCGCGCCGAAGGTCGCATCTGCGGTATTCAACGCCACCAGGACGTACATCCTCGACGGAGACGGTGGCCGGTGGCACCGAATCTGGAAGGGCCACGACGGCACCAAGGAGAACGGCTACGTCAGCACGCCGGGCCTGATGGAACTCCTCATGCAGAAGAAGCGAGAGGAGGATGACATCGAGGTCGGAACCTCCAGCCTCCGGTACGCCCAACTGGCGGCCTACGTCCTCCAGTCATTCAAGAAGGCCACGAAGCCGCGAGACGAGGAGAAGCCGGAGCCGAACGAGTCTGGACGGCCATGTTGGGTGACGCCCGACGAGTTGTGGTTCCAGTGGGGGAAGATTTGGGAGGAGATCGGGACGGCCCACGACGTCGCTCCGGGGGAGCGGAACAGGGTCAGGGCGAAACTCCTTGACGCAATGGCCGCCAGGGATTTCCCGCACAAACGGCACCGCTTTCCAATCGGCCGGCTTGAGTACGTCGTCTTCACCAGGGAGTGGGTGGCGGCGCTCGAGTCGCTGGCTTCGGGGGCTGAAAACGAATTGCCGGTAAAGGGGGATGGCGATAGGGGGGGCGCCGAAACCGAAAATCACTCACCGTCCACCGTCAGTTCGCTGGAAGTTGTTGTTGCATAGGGATTTAAGGTGGACGCCTTGCCTATCTTGACAGGCCGTCACACCGTCACTGGAGGACACGAATGACAATCTGCGCAAGAGCGATAGGCGGGGCAGGCACTGGGAAGACCACGATGATGAAAGGCATCGCCGAGAAGGCTCTGGCGAGGCCAGAGATGGCCGGCAATCCGCTGGCGCTCGGATTCTCGTCCATGACGCGAGCGGCCCGCACAGAGGCAGCCATGCGTTGTGGGAAGGCTTGGGGCGTGCCGCCGGAGGAACTGATGCAGCACGGGTGGTTCAAGACCGCCCATGCGGTGTGTTTCAAGATGCTGGGGGTGTCACGCGGCGAGATCGTCGGCACCGGGGGCATCGAGGACGCCAAGTGGGTGTCGGAGGCCGTCGGCAGCGACGTCGCCTTCTCGATGGACGACGATGAGGGCGGCGTCCAGGTCTACACCGGGGACCGGGTCGCGGCGTCGGCCCTGAACTACTGGAGCCTGTCGAGGAACCTCGTCATCCCGCTGCGTGAGGTGGTCGAGGCCGACCAAGACCCCGAGGCGCCGTCAGCCGACGAGGTTATCAAGCGGATCGTGATGTACGAACAGGCCAAGCGGCTGGACGCCAGGGTCGACTTCACCGACCTCCTCGCCCGCTTCAGCGGCGTCCGCTTCGACCCGGAGACGGGGCCGGACTTCGTGACGCCCGAGGGCGGCGTCCCCGATGACGTCGTGGGGTGGATTTTCGACGAGGCCCAGGACGCCAGCAAACTGCTCGACATGGCCTGCCGGCGGCTTGTGACCGGAGACGCCTGCAAGTGGGCCTGGCTGGTCGGCGACCCCTATCAGGTTTTGTATTCGTGGTCTGGTGCGAGCGCGGATCACTTCATGGCCTGGGACGTTCAGAAACAGTCGATCATGCCGAAGTCGTTCCGCTGCCCGAAGCCGATCATGCAACTCGGCGAACGCTGCCTCCAGCGGCTCCCTGACTACTGGGATCGCGGCATCGCCCCAGCCGATCACGACGGCGAGGTTGTGGAGAGCGAGAACTTCGAGGACGACCTGTCCGACCTCCGGCCCGACGAGGACACGCTCGTCATCGCCAGGACGAACCGGGACGTCTCCAGGGTCAAGAACATCCTGGAGGACGTCGGCGTGCCGTATCGGTACGTCAAAAGCAAGAACGGGGCGCAGAACCGCGACAAGGCAATGGGCGGCCTCTGGAACCTCCAGCACGGCAACGGCATCAGCGGCGAGGAGTGGGGGCAGATTCTCGAGGCGCTGCCGTCGAAGACGACGGATGGACGCGAGTGGCTGGCCCGTGGCAGCAAAGCTCACTGGAAGAAGGGACTCGCGGAGCAGTTCGACCGCGTCTACCCCGAAGACCTCGGGAACCTAGGTGCAACGGAGCACCTCCGCGACGCGATCGCGTCGGGGGCGTGGAGTGGCCTGCCGGACGGCGGCACAAAGTGGGTGCGGGCCGCGAAGCAGTGGGGAGTCGAAGCCGTCAGCGAGCCGAAGATTCGCATCGGGACGATTCACGCCAGCAAAGGCATGGAGGCGTCGAAGGTAGTGCTGCTGACGAGCGTGAACTGGAGGACGCGGGCGTCGGAGGAGAACGATCCCGCCCGGTTCGCGGAGGAGCGGCGGATCGAATACGTCGCCTGCACCCGCGCGAAGCACACGTTGATTGTGGCCCATGACCCGAGGTCGAAGAATCGAATGGAGTTGCCCATATGAATACCCTACTGTTCGACACATTCATCCCGCCGGAAGAACAGAAACCGTCGAAGCAAAAGCGCGCGCGCGCGACTGCCGGCCCCCAGCCGGAGGCTGAAGCAGCCCAAAAAAAGCCTCTTATATTTAGGGACATTCGCCCCCTCGGCCGTATCGACCACACCTACGCCTGTGCCGACGATGCCTGCGGAGCCGAGTGCCACGACATCCTCGACGAGGATCGCGGCCGGTGGCTCCTGGAGTGCTGTTTCTGCGGCACGAAGCAGGAGGCGAAGGCGATAGCCGGCGTCATCCAGGAGCCGGCGCCTGACGCATTCCGGTTCCGCGACGGCCGCTACGCCGGCCAGACGCTCGACGAGGCTGCCGCCACGCCGCGGGGAGCCGACTACCTCGCGTGGGCGGCCGAGAGCCACCCGAGGCCGGCGGTTCGCGAGGCGGTGAAAACTTGGCTTGCCAAGCGGTCTGGCGGTCTGTAGGCTACTACCCACGACAACGGAAGGAGCCGTTTCTCATGCTCGTCATCACGCGCCGCAAAGGCGAGAAGGTTCAGATCGGGCCTGACATCGAGGTCATGGTCACGCGAGTCGCCGACGGCCAGGTGCGTCTGGCGATCAAGGCACCGGACACGACGAAGATCGTGCGGTCGGAGTTGCAGCAACAGGTGCGGACATGATCCACCTCTGGCTCAACGTCTCCTGCGTTCTCGCTGCGGCCGGCGTGCTGACGTACTTCTCGCTGCTGCACTGCACGACTTGGTTTGAGGACTGACGATGCCGATCCTCGTCGGCGACTGCCTGAAAGTCCTCCCCACGCTCGAGCGCGACAGCGTCGACCTCGTTATCACCGACCCGCCGTACAACATCGGCATCGACTACGGGGCAGGCGCGAAGGCCGACCGGCGCAAGGACTATGACCTCTGGTGCGAGCGGTGGATCAACTGGTGCTACCGGGCGCTCAAGCCGCACGGGTCGATGTGGATCATCAGCGGCCAAGAGCACGGCGCTGACATCGACATTGCGATGCGTAATTGCGGCCTGACGATGCGGAACCGGATCACCTGGCACGAGACGTTTGGCGTCTACTGCCACAAGAAGTTCGGCCGGTGCTCGCGGCCGATCTACTACGCCGTCAAAGACCCGAAGCACTTCACGTTTAACGCCGAGGCGGTGACTGTGCCGTCGGCCAGGCAGGAGAAGTACGGCGACCGCCGCGCGAACCCGGCCGGAAAGATCATGGGCGACGTTTGGCAGATCAACCGCGTCTGCGGAACCTTCCGCGAGCGTGTGGCCGGCGTCCCGACGCAACTGCCCGAGGAGTTGGTCGAGCGGATCGTCCGCGTCTCGAGCAATCCAGGCGACACGGTGCTCGACCCGTTCGCCGGCTCCGGCACGACGCTGGCGGTCGCCGCCCGGCTGGGCCGCGCCGGCGTCGGGTGCGAACTGAATCCTGACTACGCCGCGATCGCGGAGAAGCGTATAGCGGCGGCCTGCGAGGTGGCGGCATGACGACGCTCGAAGCTCTCGCCGAACTCAACCCCGACGCCCTCACAGCCGACGGCCTTGAGGCGGCCCTGGTTGGCTACACCGTGAACCACCACCACCCGATCGTGGCCGTCTATAACATCGACAAGTGCATTGAAGTTCTCGTCGAGCGTGACGGCATGACGCCCGAGGAGGCCGACGAGTTTCTGTCGTTCAACACCCTCGGCGCCTACGTCGGCGAGAACGGGCCGCTGTATGTGAGGTTTGAGAAGTGAACTGCACCATCCTCCCTCTCGCCGGCCTCGACGCCATCGACATCTCCTACATCGTCAGGCACCTGACGAAGCCGGACAGCGACTTCCAGCGGGCCTTGCTCGCCGGCCGCCGCCCCGGCGAGATCGCCATCGTGCGGGACCAGGGCGAGATCGTTGGCTGGGCCAGGACGGAAATGTGGACTGAAGGTGACGACGGAGCCGGCGGCGAGGTGAACTGGGACACGCTGGAGGCGTTCGTGGCAACGAGCCATCGAATGCGAGGCGTCGCCGCATTCGCTGCGGCGGGGCTTGCGGCGACTTCGCCATGCTGGAGCGGCATGGGTGTCGCGGTCTTCCACCCGCACATGCTCCTCGTGGCCCGCCGTGCCGGCTTCCACCCGACGCTGTTCGCGAAACAGGACGTCGTCGAGACGAAGTGGAGCCGCGTGTGATGAAGCGACCCGAACCACCACCGAACGACAAGTTCCGCGTATCGCATGACGCCTTGCCGGCCGTGCTGCTTGCCATCGCGTGCCTCTTCGTCATAGGCTACTGGTCTGCCCTTCGTGCCGGGGCCGTGCATTGCAACCACGCCTGCTACTGGTGCGGGAAGCCGCTGGGGGTGAAGTGATGGAAAGCATCTGGCAGCCAATCGACACCGCACCAAAAGACGGCACAGACATCCTCGTTGGCTGGTGGTCTGCCGGCGTGTGGTTCGTGCGAAACGCATGGTGGGACGACGGCTTCGACATCAACATCGGAGCCATCGACCAGACTGGCGAAGGCTGGTGGTATCCGAACACCAGCGTCGGCACCTACAAAATCTGCCGCGAGAATAACGCGGTCGACGGCCCGCAGTATTGGATGCCGATGCCGAAGCAGCCGCCGGAGCGCAATGTGTGACCGACGACGACCGAATCGAGATGATGGCATCGCTGGTGCGGTCGCAGCACTGCCTCCGCGACATCCAGGAGATGTGCGAGTCCGTTGCGGCTACGTCGAGAGAGCTTGGCGGAACTGGGCTGTCCTTTGCGCTGCTGATGGTCAAGGAGTCGATCGGCGCGTACTCCAAGGCACTCGCGAAGTTCGTCGAAAGTGCTGTTGACTCGTAGCCTACACTCCGCGATATTGCCTGCCGTTGGTTCGACCCTTCCTTCGGAGCATCTACCCGTGAAGAGCATCATCCTTCTGGCGGCCCTGGCCTTCTGCGGCGTGGCGAACGCCCAGACCGTGATCATCGTCCCCGCCCAGGTCGAGGCCGAGGAGATGGCCCGCACCGGCGTCTTCGGCCACCGTGGCCGGCACGGCCGCTGTCGCGAGGGCATCGGTTTCTCGACGGTGTCGGCGAGCGATGCCGTGAAGCGCTGCTGCTACCACGGCCAGTTGACGCCGCGCGAGATCGGCGTCGCCAAGGGCCGCCGTGGCTTCTACGCGGTCATCCGGTACTGGTGAGACATGAAGGCAAAAGACCAGGAAGAGATCGCGGCGTTCGCATTTGCGGCCTTCGGCTTCGTGCTGTTCGGCGCGATCTTCCTGGTCGCCATTGCGCTGGCGACGAGGACGGCCTGGAACATGGTCATCCCTGACGTCTTTGGCCTGCCGCCGCTGACTACAAAAAACGCCTTCGGCCTCGTTGGCCTGGGTGTCGCGTTTCGGTTCTTCCCTGGTTCTCTCGAAGGAGTGAGAAAATGATCAAGGTTAAGGTCAACACGCTGGAACTGTTCCGCCTCTGGAACTCGCCGCTCCGCAACGACGAACTCGCCGATGCCCTCGGCGTCCCGCGTGGCACGCTCTGGTATCTGCGGCAGCGGTTCAAGCTCCCTGCCCGTGGCAAAGGCAGCCGCGTCCCCAGCGTGACGGAGCGCGACGCGCCGAGTCCCGAGGAGATCGAGCAGCGCTGTGCCGAGATTCGCGCCTCGTGGCCCGAGGGCGAGGAGGAGCGTCGTCGCGTCGGCCCCCGTCAGCGGCGGTGGAGCCTGCCGGCCTACGCCTTCGATGGACGCGGCTGCGCGTTCCTGGAAATCGCTGTGGACTAGAACCCTACAGGCACAGAGAATCTATGGATGGCGCACCGGCCGCTCGAGAAGACGATCGTCGCGAAAGTCATCGCTGCCGCAAGGCAGCGGGGCTGGTGGGCAATGAAGACGCACGGCAGTGCGTTCGGCGTTGCCGGCCTGCCGGATGTTCTCGTGATCAAGGGCGGTCGTGCGGCGTGGATGGAAGTGAAGCGGCCGGGCGAGAGTCCGACGAGGATTCAGGAGCACCGGATGCGGGAGTTGGCGGCGGCGGGCTGCCCGGTGGCGGTGGTGACGAGTGCCGGTGACGCCATCGAGTTTCTTGAGGGTATCAAGTGATCTACTGCGGGCAACCTGACATCGGCGTCGCGGAGGAGTCCGCGGTGCTTGAGGTGCTGCGCGGTGGGCAACTGACTCGCGGCCCAGTCGTGGCCGAGTTTGAGCGGTTCTTCGGCGGCATCAACGGCCTCTATATGCACGCCGTCTCGAGCGGGACGGCCGCCCTGCACCTGGCCCTCCTGGCGGCCGGCGTCGGTCGTGGCGACGAAGTCATCGTCCCAGCGACGACGTTCGTGGCGACGGTGAACGCGGTGCTCTACTGCGGCGCGAAGCCGGTGGTGGTGGACGTCGATCCGAGGTCGTGGACGATCGACCTGGACGAGATGGCCCGCGCCGTGACGGAGAAGACGAAGGCGATCATCCCAGTGCATCTGTACGGCGTGCCGGCGCCCTCGCTGAACGACTGGAAGGTCGACTACTACCGCTCGACGGGCCGGCGGATCGTCATCATCGAGGACTGCGCCGAAAGCATCGGGTGCCTCCGCAGCGGCTGGGCGCCGGCTGCGGACATGAACTGCTACTCGTTCTACGGGTCGAAGACGATCACGACCGGCGAGGGCGGCGCCGTCGGCACGCAGGATAAGCTCTTCGCGGAGCGGATCGCCCACCTCGCCGGCCAGGCGATGACGCCGACCCGGTACGTCCACGACGCGCTGGGCTGGAACTACCGGATGACCGAGGTGCAGGCCGCCATCGGCGTGGCGCAGTTGGCGCGGCTCCCAGAGTTCCTGGCGAAGCGGCGGCAGGTGTTTGAGTGGTACAACGCCCGCCTGCCCGACGAGTTCCGCCGGCAGGCGGTGGCGAAGGACGACACCCACGGCTACTGGGCGTTCGCGGTGGTGGGGGGATACGGCCGCAGCCTCGACCCCCGTCGCGTCGAGCGGCTGATGCTCGAGGACGGCATCGAGACGCGGCCGATCTTCCCGCCCGTCTGCCACTTCCCGCATGTGCAGGAGAAGTGCAGAGCGGGCCGCACGCTCGTCGCCGCCGCGCTGTACCGGCACGGCCTCGTCCTGCCGACGCACACCAGCCTGACCGAGAACGATGTGGAGAAAGTATGCGCAAGCCTCGTAAAAGCCGCGTCCTGTTCGTAGGCGGTGGCCGTCGGGTGTCTCTGGCGAATGAGTTCATCGCCCGAAACGCCGACGTCTACGGCTACGAGTCGAGCATCGACGTCCCCTTGGCCGACGTTGCCAAGGAGATCGTCGAAGGCATGGACTTCGATGACCCCGAGTGCGGCCCCGACATCCTCGAGTTCGCCGCTCGCCGGAAGATCACGCATATCGTTCCGCTCATGGACGAGGCCACGGTGGTGTGCGGTGACATGGAGCAGTGCATCGGCTCGCCGGCCGCCGTGGCGATGCTCTGCCACGACAAACTCCACTTCGCCAACTGGATGAAGGAGCACCACCCCGACGTCTACCCGGCCCCGCGGTTGACGCGGTATCCGAAGTTCGCCAAGCCCAGGTTCGGCCACGGCTCCCGCGGGACGAAGGTGCTGCACCGCCCCGAGACAATCGAAATGTCGGCGTCGTGGGTGATCCAGGACTACCTAGACGGCGACGAGGTGTCGGTCGACCTGTTCCTGGGCGCCGGCCAGTGCCGTGGCGCCGTGGCCCGCAGCCGCGACCGCGTCGAGGGCGGCGAGGTCATCGAGTCGACGGTGCTCGCTCCCGAGGCGTCGGTGAACTACCTGATCGACGCCGCGGCGGTGTGTGCGGACTTAGGCGTCGTCGGGCCGGCGAACGTGCAGTTCAAGGGCGGGAAGATCATCGAGGTCAACCCACGTTTCGGCGGCGGCAGCGTCCTGTCGATCGCCGCCGGCCTGCCGCTGGTGGCCCTGGCCCTCGGCCACAACGTGGACGGCCCGCCCTGGAAGATCGCGCCGCTGACAATGCGGCGATACCACGCGGAGAGTTTTCGATGAGTGAGTCGCTGATTGACGCCTACAAGCTCGACTGCCTCGTGGCACTCCTCGAGTCGACGGACACACTCGACGGCGACATCGTTGAGGTCGGCGTCTACAAGGGGGGCAGCGCTCGAGCAATCGTCGACAACGCCGGACAGTCAAAGGTCTTCCTGTTCGACACGTTCACGGGAATGCCGAATCACGACCCGACGCTGGACGGGAGGTGGGGCGTTGGCTCGTTCAGTGACACGAGCGCCGTGGCGGTCATGGATATGTTCTACGGCGACAAGCGGGTGAGCGTCTACCCCGGCGTCTTCCCTACCGAGACGGGCCACGTTCTCGCCGGCCGCCGCCTGCGGTTCGTCCATCTGGACGTCGACAACTACGAGTCCTACGCCGCGTGCCTGGACTTCCTCTACGAGCAAGTTGTCCCCGGCGGCCTCCTCGTGTTCGACGATTACGGCGAAGACTGCTGCCCCGGCGCGAAGGCTGCGGTGGACGAGTTCTTCATCGGCCACGCGCAGGTGGTGATCGAAGGCCCGGTGGTGTATGTGGTGAAGCCATGAAGACGGCGGTCATTGACCTGGACGGCGTGATCTGTGAGGAGCGGCCGACGTTCGAGCGGTCGCTGGCGAAGGAGTTGCCAGACGCCCGCGAGATGCTCGAGAGCCTGCGGACGGCCGGCTACAGGATCATCATCCACACCGCCAGATCGTGGTCGGAGTTGGCGATGACGGAGCAGTGGCTGTTTGAACGCAGCATCCCTTATGACCAGTTGGTGATGGGCAAGCCGGTCGCGGACATCGTCGTGGATGATCGGGCGGTTGCGAGCCTGGAGGAGGCTGTCGATGCCGTGCAACAGTGACCATCTGCGCTCGACGGGCTTGGAAGTCGAGTGCAGCCGCATTCTGCTTCTGCTCGACGAGTTGGACGGCAAGGGGCCGCCGAACCCAAAGTCCGGCGGCTGGGACGGCTATGACAAGCGCGCCTACAGTCAGCGGCTGGATCGTGTGTTTGCGGACGAACTGACGGCAGAACTGTGCGGGCGAATCAGCAAGGTCAAAGACCTGTCGAAATACTCCCTGGAACTGCAAGTCTGGGCCAGGGATCACAAGATCGCCGACGCGAAGCGCAAGAAGCGCGAAGCCGAGGAAAAGCAGAAAGCCGCCGACAGGAAGAAGGCGCTGGCGAAGTTGACGAAGGCCGAGAGAAAGGTGCTTGGGCTATGACAGACCGCAAACGTGTTGCCGACAGCAACACGCCACAAAAATCTGTCGCCAAAGCGACAGAACAGCGACAGGAGCCGGTGGCGTGGGCGGTGATGTATCCGAACGGAAAGGGCGTTGAAGAGGTTTTTGAGTGCGAGGCTGATGCCCGCGATGATGCAAGCCATGACCAAGAGATCGTCCCGCTCTACCGCCAGCCGCAGACTTGCCCCTACGTTGTTGGCCGTACCACGCTGCACTGTTCGCTGACGCCGTTCACGCTCACCGACGATGAGCGTGCGGCCGTCCAGTGGTTTGCCCACTACGGACTGCCAGAGCGATATGCCGCCGCGCTCCGCCCGCTACTGGAGCGGACGAAATGAGCGACCAGATCATTCAAGAGGATCTGCGTGGTGACGCCGAGGTGGCGAGGCTGCGACTCCAGGCGGCGCACGCGGAGGTGGAGCGCCTGCGGCTCACCGACGCGGAGCGGGAGGCGATTGGGTGGTTCGCCAACTACGGCTACAGCAGCGATGGTGTACCCGGAAGAAATGCCGCCACGCTGCGAGGGCTGCTGGAACGGACAGGAGGAACCAATGGCTGACGCCGCCGACTGGCTGCGGCACGCTGTCGCCAGCGGCGCGATCCAGGTCGCGAAACTGGAGTCAGAGATCGAACGCCTGCGGCTCACCGACGCGGAGCGAGAGGCAATCGCGGCGTGCGTTGCGGACGACGAGGCGGCGACTGCGTATGGGCGAGCCGACACGCTGCGGGGACTGCTGCACCGACACGCAGGATCAGGGGCATCGCATGAGTGATTCAACACCGCAGGACTCGGCAGCGACTCATGCCCCGGAGGGGCCGCTGTGCTACGGATTCACGCGCGACGGCGTGTGGCTGGACACTCGCCTTGGCTGGGTGATTCCTGACGACGCCGTCGCTGATGTATGCGAGGCGGGGCCGACCAGCCAGCGATCAGCGGCGCAGTCCGCTGCATCGCGTGGTTCTGTGGTTTGCGGGATGACACAACAGGAGAATCGAAATGCTCTACAACGCAATTAAGCGGCGAGACAACCTTATCTCGGGGCTGCGCGACTCGCAGAAGTTTTTTTGCAATGCCATGAACAGGCAGCATGGCAGCCTCATCGACTGGATGCGGTGGCAGATTGAGAAGCGCGAGACGCGGCTAGACACTATCGGCCTGATCGCAAAGGCAGGCGGCGAGCCGT